CTTTCTGACGAAGAACCAAGCCAAGGTCCTTGCGGCCTTGAGCGCCAACTCGGTTTTGGTACACCGAGGGAGGACTCCCCTGCCTGGTCAGCAGGAGAAGTTCCTCAAGGGGCTCAATGGCAACGGTTCACGCGACACGCAAAAGTTCTCCCTGACGAGGAAACCGAAACAGCATCGGTGGAATCAACCTAGCCGAGAACGCGACTGGTTGTACTCAACAGCCAAGCGCTGCCTCGGAGTGGAGGCTTTGCAGCTCCCAACACTGAAGGATATGACCGGGCGTGCGCCCGTCCTCCAGTGTTCTCGTACCATTTCGACCGAGTCCAAACAGGATAAGGCCGAAGCCCTAATCCAGCAATGGGTAGACCTCCCTCTTGTAACGTCCGAGTTTCTCGATACACTCGCGGCGGAACAGGGATTTCTCCCAGTCGCGCTTATGCGAGACTCGGGGGGATACCCTACCCCTATTGGGGCTAGGCTGGTGGGCAGAATCGCTTGTATCCAAGAGCCCCAGCTGAAGGCTCGATGGATTGGAAACCCTAATAGGGTTTCGCAGGCTCTCATGCATCCCTTAGGGGACTTCCTGAAAACCCTGGAGCGGGCGCGCACAACGAGTGCAACCCTGGACCAGGATGGAGGTGTCCGATGGGTACAGGAAAAGCTTCGAGACGGGACCACACTGGCTGGTATGGACATGACGTCCGCCAGCGACCTGCTTATCCTAGAAAGGGCATTTGCCCTCATTGAGGACGAGTATGACTTCGCTCGCTCTCTGAAGGATTGCAAGTGGGAGTACTCCGTTCACAAAGCTCACTTCGTTGGCATTAGCCGCGGAGAGTGGCGTGTTCCGGAGTACCTGCTTCCCAACCAGGAAGTGGTTAAGTGGTCTCAGGGATGGTGCCTTGGCACGTACCCAAGCTTTCCCTTGCTGAGCCTCACGAACCAGATTATGGCCGTGCGGGCATGTCGAGAGTGCGGAATTCCAGAAGATTCTTTCCGAGTAATCGGAGATGATATCATTATGGATGCACGCGCGTCTAACTCCTACGTTGAGTTGGTCACTCAGCTCGGGGGAGAGATAAATCTCTCGAAGAGTCTTACGAGCAACCGCGTTGCCGAGTTCGCGGGAAGGGTGATAACCCCTGACCGCGTTCTCAGAAAGACCTACAGGTACATAGATCCCTCCGATGACTCGTTCATGGAGTATGTATCTGCGCTTGGGGAGCAGGCAAAAGGTATCCTGCGCCCACGGCAGCGCGCGGCTTGGGAACAATACAAGTACGTTCCTGGAGTCGCAGTCGACGGTCCTTGGAGCCACGATTCTTTCGGCCACCGCTTAGATTCCAGGTTAGCCTGGTATCTAACTGCAAGCGGATTGGATCCGGAAGGAGACTGGCTGCCCGATCATAGGTGGTCTACCGTAGAGCAAGACTATCTCTACGTGCAAGAGCACCTTCGGGCGACCGAAGGGTTGGAACTCATGGGATTCCTCCCATGGCCCTTCAGTGAGTCCTACCTAGACTCAGTTGTCGTCGACAATCCTCCCATGCGTTATAGCACGGACCCCCGTAGGGAGCCCAGGCGTGGCAAGTCGCTGCTAGAGCTTCTCGAGGAAGCACAAGCATCGGCGAGCTACGTGCCATACCGCGACTGGGAAAATCAACGAACGGCTAGCAGATCCAGCGATCCCGACCCTTCTCTTTAGGGCCACCGGGTTAGCCTCGGGCAATACTCCTTTCATAGGAGGCAGCCCCACCGGAGGAGATGACCCCCTCCGTGGAATCGGTGGAAAGCTCGTGGGTACCACGGGCCTCTTCCATCCTGCTCTGGTCAGAGCAGCCTGCTAGATGGGAACTTGTCACTCAC